AGTGTGCCTTTCTGATCGCCTTGCTCAAGTACGCTCAAGAATATCTTGTCATTTCCCAATTGTCCAGGGTAGTTTACGTCATCTAATGGGATCACTGCGCCAGATGCAATTTGACGAACTGCTCGTGTCGCCGTCAACGGTGTTACCAGACCGGACGTGTAGCAATCGCTTGTGATTGGTCGCACAAAGTTTGCAACAGAGTCGTATGGTTTAATCTGAACTTGGTTGGCGTTCGTTATACCACGGATGATTACTGTCTCACCTTGCTTTAATTCTCGGTATGCAGCACTTGCGCCGATACGCCATGTGATCATCTTCCCGCTGGTGTTTATCAACTCTAGTGCGGTACATGCCAGCGATGCAAGCGTAGTATTTCCACCACCGCTTGAGATCGTAGTGTTTAGAATTCCTGCGAACACGAGCACTTCGCTATTTGTGAGTGCCCTTGCTGTAACTGTGACTGTACGTGATATCCCACTTGCGTAGTCAACGCGTCGGAATCCAATCTGGTTTGCGTTCGTGATGCCCGGGATTCTGCGTTCGTGCCCGGGTGGGATAACAATCGTGTTTCCTGCACCGTCGCGCTGAAACTCAACCTCAACGCTTGTGGTGTTTTCCACTACAAGTTCTGTACAGGCCGTGCTGGCAAAGACTGCGAAAGTTGCGTCGCTTGCTGTTGCTGTGGTTGTTACTGCCACGGAAGTTTCGCTAGATACAACACCTCCCGCTACCGCGCCCGTTGCTCCCGTTGCGCCAGTATCGCCCTTTAAACCACAAGGAACAAGCAAACCACCACTGCTCACCGTTGCTCCGGGTGATGCATTTGGGCTGTATCCAAGGTTCGTAAGTATCACACTCGTTGAGCCGGGAATACTTGACACTGAATAAAACCCACCGCCCGCAACGTAAACTGGCAAGGTATTGGCCAGAAATCCTGTCTTGGCTACCGTTACTGTAACCGTTCCGCTCACTGCTGGCTGTACGAATGAAGCACTTACAGTAGTGTATGCATCATTACCGCTACCACCCCCACCTCCACTTGGCCAATCTTCTCTCAAGCTCGGGTTTACCATGTAACCAAGAATATTTCCGTCTTCGTCCCTTACCCAATCAATTTCGTCGTCGATTCTGGGTGCTCTGCCGTAAGTCATTATTGTCTCCGATTAAATTAAAACTGTGGTTGAGGTTGAAGTGGTTGAGGAATGCCCTGCGCGGCCAATTGTGCTACGTTATTTTGACCCATGGTTTCAGGTTGCGCCATATTTTGTGGCGGCAAACCTTGTTGCCGCAACGAAGATATGGTTTTAGCGTTGAAATCTTTCCAGCCAGCTTCTTGCAATATGCCATCTGCTACTTTTGCTATTGTTGGCATCTGGATAACCGACGTGGCGGTCAACATTGCTGTATTTGTTGCATCAACACGAGTTTGCATTGTGAGTGCTTCCTCACGGCTTGCCGCTGCGTCAGCCTTCCGGGCATCTGCTTTCTTCTTCTCAGTGTCAGCAACTTTGCCCTCAAGTTCTGCCATTGCCATTTGTTCAGCGAACTGCTGTTGCTTGGCTGCCGCTTCCATCTTGGCCTGCTCTTCTGGTGTTACTTCTGTCGCCTCGGGATCTTTCTGCCCACTTGCGGCACGAATTCGATTCACAAACTCGTCTTTGTTTGGCAGATCGTCCATCGTATCAATTGCAAGATCCAGAACGATCAAAGCAATTTCGGCTGGCATTTTTTGAATCACTTCCATCAGCGTTTCAGAAGCAGCTTGTCGCATGGTGGTCCGCCACTCAGCTTCAGATATCACAAAGTCAGCTTTTGTCTTTGTGATGTCGTTTTCTGGCAGCCCATCGTTAAGATCCTCGAAATCTGGAACTCCACGCATGTTGGTAATACGGAAACTCTTTGGCTCGGTGACATATTGCTCAATCAGGCTCAGTTGCTTCTCGCCTTGGATTTGATACGAAAGGCGAAGGTTATCGAACGGCTTGTTTGTTACCAATGAACCCTGTTCCTGCCGTTTCTCAACGGCCACGCCGGATATTGCATTAGTTGTGCGGCCAAGTAACTCATCCGTCACGCCGCCGGTCTGCTGAATCATACTGATGCCACGACTCATCAAGTCCAAGTGAGCAGGTGCAAGTTCACGATCAACGTTAAGATCCATCTCGAAACCTTTACGTTTGATAATGATCCCGTCTGATCTTGATACTTCCTCCGCAAACTCATCAAGCGTGGTCCCATCAGGCAATGCGCCTTCATCCATGACCACTTTGTTTGTGGACAAAATGTGCTGAGCCTTGGATGCACGTTTGTTGATGTCATCCTGAATATCCCGGATCGTGCGAATCATTCCGTATGGCAGATTATCCCGGCCACGACGATTGCACCAAATAGGCGTGAATCTGAACTGGTTATGCTTGTACGGGCTTGGGCCTTCCCAAAGAAGATCGCGCACTGTCATGTGGGCAACTCGAACGCGCATCATCACTTTGTTTGCCACTTCAGAAGCGCCGGTAAGTAATGCTTCTTGATGGTTTGGGTCGTTAGGGTCGTAGATTTCTCCCTTGAACATCCCGCGCTTCAGCCGCTGAACTGTTTCCGGCACACGGTATTCGCATTCGATCAAGCGAACTCGCTGGCGATTGTGGGTGACCATTGTCCGGGCCACGCTGTTGTTGGCCCTGTCAAACTCCATAAAGTCCATGGGCACATCACCATCGGCCATATCGAATGACCCGTACATGCTTGAGTCAACTATTGCCGCGTAAATTTGCGCTTCGCGGCCTTTGAATAGGGCTTTTGCCACATCCACGTCTACCCACTTAGATCTGAATTGGTATCTTGAATCACTGTTGTCAAGTTCGGTGGCCGCACTGTCATGCAGCATGTTGCGCCAATTCTCGTAACGAGTGTAGATAGGTTCGCCGTCATCCTCGTCTTGTGCGCCATCTTCCAGCCATCCAATACCAACTTTAATTGCATCCTCAAAGGCACGAGACCTGTGGAATGGTGCCTTGTTGACATCACTGAGGTACTTCAGGTACTTGGTTTTCTTCTCAGCCTGTTTTGCTTGGTCTTTGTTGCGAGGTAAGATTTTGAAGTCTGTTCGCCCGCGCTTTTCTGACCCGATCACCCAATTGATTGTTGGAGCAATGACGTTGTAAACGATTGCCGCCTGTCCGCGCTCTTTCAGTTCCGCTGCTTCATCTTCAGACCACTGAATATTGTCGTAGTAGTCTTCATCGATTGCCATCTGAAGTCGGTTTTCACTCTGCCGGTCAAGTTCTTGCCTGTAGTAAGACATCAGTCGACGGTGTAATTCTCGGTTTTGTTCAGAGTCCAGCGGGTTATCTGGTTCGATTGGCTCAGTCGACGTATTCGATTCAGGCAACCGATCAACCGGAGTTTCCTTCGTTTTTACTCTAGTTAAACTTTTGTCACTCAAATCAAACACGGCAGAACCTCCTTAAATTTGCGTTACCTGCTGGTATTCGCACAATTCTACAGACTTCTTGTGACCGTCGCCAGTGTCTACAAGAGCGTCTGCCACCACAACGGCTTCAGTTGGGTCCATCGGCATGCGGATTAAGTCGTCTAAGTGAGAATGGATCATGTCGGCTATCTTGTGCGTTCGGGTCATTGAATCCTCAAACCCAAGTGCCTTTGCCATTCCCTGAGCGGCATGAACCAAGTATTTTGGATCATCGTAGCGGTATGCAGATGAAAGCGCGATGACGCAAGGAACCACACTTGATGGTGGCCTGTATCGTGGAACTATCACAAGCGCGGGCTCGGTGTCCTCTTGGTCGTGGTTCTCAACCCAAGTGCCAAAAAGCACCATATCTCCAAGCTCGCGCATGAAAGCATGTCGTGTCAAGTCGATTGCATACTTCTCGTGTGGTCGTTTGCTCATTCTGATATTGCCCCCCAGTCCGCTGCCAGCATGTCAGTTTGAGTTGGCACGTATGGTATGAAGTAACCTTCTTCTGTTGTAACTCCAATCCAAGGGATCTTACCAAAGTCCGGTGTTTCCATTGGATTGAGTTTTGCAAATTTGTTTTGCGTCACCCAAGAAGCCCTTTGAACCTTGTAGCCCAACTTCATGAGTTCGATTGCTTGTCCAAAGTTAAAGCTGAAGCAATTTATTACTTGAGTTGCTGTTTTCATCATTCGACGATTCTCCAATCTTCAGAAAGCATGTCTGCTTGACTTGCGCCTTGACCACTAGGATGTCCACAGAAAACCAAACACTCTTTGATGGTGGCCCTGAGCGGCTCCAGGCAATGCCAACTCCTAACGGGTGGGCTCTCTCACTGCACTTCATTGGCATTCTTTCACCATCAAGGCTGCTGACTAGTTAGCCGCTTTTATTCCACCTAAATTGTGGCTTTCGCTTCATACTCCAATCAGCAGTCTTGATAGCAATTCGTTCCCCATAAAATAACACACTTTTACGGCTGTGCGAACTTTTCTCCTTTTGCGTAAGCCTCAACCTTTGCTTTTGCATGCGGATCGTTGGCCCACTCAAGCACGACACGGTTAAGGTCTATGTCGGACGGCAAGCACAATGCCCTAAAATGGTTGCCATCCGCGCACACATTCCACTGGTGAACCGCCTTTTGTCCACACCGAACGCATGGAACACGCTTAATCCCAGATCCAGTGTAAGGCTCTTTTCTCGGATGCTTCTGTTCCCAGGTCATGCTGTTCTCCAGTTCCCTTTACGCTTTCGCTTCAGCGGCCCCATCTGGCTCACGTTAATCATTCCGTTTGCGTATGCTTGGGCAAACTGCCTAAGCGCGTCTGCCGCCTCCGAATGCCCACCTGTTTTGTCCGGCTCTCGATCCCAGCACGCTTGCTGTGTGTTCCACTTTGCCTTGTAGGTCTCCAAGTGGATGATCCCATCCTTGCACTTTTCCTCGTCAAAATACAGAAGCGGGAAGATGTCTCGCGTTTGCTGAATTCCCCAGTTGATGTCCTCGATCTTTGGCACCGTTTCAAAGCACACCCCGGGCATTAGTTCTTCAAGCATG